GGCCGGCACGCGGCGAAACTGCAGTTCAACATTGAAGGCAGCGCGAAGCCGAACCTGCAGAACCGGCTGAAGGTGCAGCCGAACCCGTACAACACATGGAGCCAGTTCCAGTATCGGACGGCCGTGATCCTCTACGCGAGGAACACGGCTTTTTTAGTGCCGACGCGCGGCGAGTACGGCGAGGCGAACGGCGTGACGGTGATTCTGCCGGACCGGTGGGAGCTGGTGGAGTACAACGGGACGCCTTACATCCGGTTCTGGCTGCCAAACAACAAGCGGCTCGCCTGCAGCCTGTATGAAGTCGGCATCCTCACCCGCTACCAGTACAAGAGCGACCTGTTCGGCGACAGCAACGACGCGATGAAGGCCACGCTGGACCTGATCGAGATGCAGCGCCAGGGAATCATCGAAGGCATTAAGAACAGCGCGACGTACAGGTGGAGCGCCCAGAGCGACAACTGGGCGACGGATGAGGACCTGGCCAGCGAGATGGACAGGTTTAACAAGTTTACTTTCCAGAACAAGAAGACCTCCGGCGGCCTGGTGCTGTTCCCGAACACCTACACGAACGTGCAGCAGGTGAAGCAGGAAGCCTACAAGGTGGATCCGGATCAGCAGAAGTTGATCAAGGACAACGTGTACGACTACTTCGCCGTCAATGAGGACATCGTCCAGAATAAAGCCTTCGGCGACGCCTGGCTGGCCTTCTATGAGGGCGCGGTCGAGTGGCTGGCCATCCAGCTGAGCGACGTTATGACCCGGATGTTCTTCTCTGAGCGGGAGCGGCAGTTCGGCAACCGGATCTTCTTCACATCGAACCGGCTGCAGTACATGTCGAACGCCGACAAGATGAACGCGATCAGCCAGATGGCGGACCGGGGCCTGATGACCCGGAACGAGCTGCGCGAGATCCTAAACCTGACGCCGCTGCCGGAGCCCTACGGATCGCAGATCCCAGCTCGCGGTGAGTATTACGACATCACGAACCCGCCGGAGGACAAGGCGGGCGAACCTGACGGAGGTGACACGGATGGACAATAAAGAGACCAGGGCCTTTTCCTTTGAGGTGAGGGCCGAACAGAACGAACAGCACGGCACATTCATCACCGGGACGCCGATCGTGTTCAACCAGGCGACGGACCTGGGATGGTGTGAGGAAACGATCAGCGAGCGGGCGCTTGAGGGCACTGACCTGAAGGACGTCCGCTTTTTGATTGGGCACAACACGGGCATGATCCCGCTGGCGAGGAGCCGGAACAACAACGAGAACAGCACCATGCAGATGACGGTCACCGACCGCGGCATGGAGATCCGCGTGGATCTGGACACAGATAACAACGCGGAGGCGAGAGCGCTTTATTCCGCGGTGAAACGTGGGGATATTTCCGGAATGTCCTTCATGTTCATCGTTGATAAAGATTCGTGGGCGGATGCTGAGAGCGACTATCCGAAGCGCACGGTGGAGCACATCAAGACCGTGCTGGAGGTCAGCGCCGTGGCGTTCCCCGCATACCCGCAGACAGACCTGCAGGCGGCATCCCAGGATGGAGCGCTGGACAGCGCACGCGCCTCACTGGAGAGTGAGCGGACGCGGCTGAAGGAAGAGCGGGAGGCCAGAGAGGCCGAAGCAGCTGAGCAGGCACGCCGGACGGCTGCTCTGGAACGGCTGAACAAACTCATTCATGGAGGGACAGACAATGTTTGATCTGACCGAAAAGACCGTGGAAGAGCTGGAAGCCCGTCAGGCGGAGATCGCCGGCATGAGCACGGACGAAGCGACCACGGACGAAATCGAAGCGCGGGCCGGAGAGCTCGAAGCCATACAGGCTGAGCTGGAAGCCCGCAAGGCTGCCGCCCTGAAGGCGGAAGAAGAGCGCAAGGCTGTTGAAGCCGGCGCCGGTGAAACCAAAGAAGAATTTAAACAGGAGGAAAAGAAAATGGAAGTTTCCGAAATCCGCAACAGCCCCGAATACCTGGAGGCTTATGCCAACTACATCCGCAGCGGCCATGACAACGAGTGCCGCACCGTGCTGCTGAGCAAGAACGCGCCCGCGTCCGGCCAGCTGCCCGTCCCGGACATGGTCGAGGCGACCATCAAGACCGCCTGGGAAAAGAACGAGTTCCTGAACAAGATCCGCAAGACCTACTTCCGCGGCAACCTCCGCGTCCCGTTCGAGCTGAGCGCGACCGGTGCCTGGAAGCACGTTGAAGGTACCACGGGCCTGACCGAGGAAGAAATCACCATCGGCATCGTGCAGCTGATCCCCGCGAACATCAAAAAGCTGGTCCGTGTGACGGATGAGTGCATCACGATGGGCGGCGAGGAATTCATCCGCTACATCTACGATGAAGTGACCTACCAGATCCTGAAGGAACTGGTGAAGGAAATCATCGACAAGATCGACGATGCCAGCACCAGCAACAGCTCTTCCGCCATCGGCATCCCGAAGGTGAAGGTTGCCCCCGGCCTTGTGGTTCTGGCCAACGCCGCCACCAACCTGAGCGAGGACGCGACCGACCTGTGCGTCGTGCTGAACCGCCTGACCGAAGCGAAGTTCAACACCGCGTACGCCGCCGGCCAGTTCGCGATCGATCCCTTCGCGGGCTTTACCAAGGTGTACTGCTCTGCCCTGCCGGCCTATGACACCGCCAGCGAAAACGACATGTACGCCATCGTGGGCGACCTGAGCGCCATCCAGGTGAACTATCCCGAAGGCGAAGGCCTGGTTATCAAGTGGGACGACATGAGCGAATCGGAAGACGACCTGGTGAAGGTTGTCGGCCGTCAGTATTCCGGCTTCGGCGTGACCGCTCCCGGCCGCCTGGTCAAGCTCACCAAGCCCGGTGCCTGATGAAGGCGAAACTGCTGCGGGATTGCAAACCGTTCGGAAGGACCGGGGAGATCGTTGAGGTTTCCCCGGCCCATTTTGAATGGCTGGAATCCCTCGGATACGCCGTGCCGGTGACGGAAGCCAGGGAGCGGGCGGAAGCACCACAGGCTGAGAAGCCTGCAGAAAAGACGGCGGCGAAGAAAACAACCAAATCCTCCGCAAAAAAGTAAATACTCATGCGGATTTGAAAGGAAGCAATGAAACATGAAACTGATGGTGGCTGTGCCGACGGTGGACTATGTCCACGCGGAGTTCCTCAAGAGTTTATCGAGATTATGCCTGCAGCTTGGCAAGGACGGTATCGACGCGGAGGTTGAGATCTGCGCGGCGTCTCTGGTGTATATCGCCAGGAACAGACTGGCGCATCTGGCCATCCAGCGCGAATGCACGCATGTACTGTGGATTGACGCGGACATGACGTTTGAACCGGACATCCTTGACAGCCTGCTGTGGTGCGGAAAGGACATGGTTTGCGGTGCTTTTGTGGGAAGGCGGCCCAAATACAGTCCATGTGTCTATACGTCAATCGAAGATCCGGGAAACATGAAGCCGGTGGAAAACTTCGGCGTGGAACCGTTCCGTGTTGACGGATGCGGTTTTGCTTTGGTGCTGACAAGCGTAAGCCTGCTGAAGGATGTGTGGGACAGGTTCGGGACCTGCTTCCGGCCGAACGAGGATTACAGTGAGGACCTGGCATTCTGCGACCGGGTGAAAAAGATCGGCGGGGAAATCTGGTGCGAGCCGACGGCAAGGGTCGGGCACCTGGCCATCGTGCCGGTGTATCCCGGCGAGCATCTCTTCGGAGGTGGCGAGGGATGATCCGCGTACTGATCGCCGCGCCGCTGCGGCAGGATCCGAAGATCTTCGAGGAATACCAGAAGGGGCTGGACAGCCTCATCATACCGGACGGCGTAAGCGTCGACCGGTTTTTTGTTGTGAACGACTGCCCGGAGGTGATCCCGTATATCCGGGACGCTGAGTATGTCGAGATCAACAGCGACAACGTAACGATGTACCAGAACCACCTGTGGACGGGGGAACTGGTCGGCAACATGGCAACCTACCGGAACCTGACGATCCGGAAGGCGCTGGATGGCGGGTATGATTACCTGCTCAGCGTGGACACGGACCTGGTGCTGGAACCGCACACCCTTGAATACCTGCTGAAGGCGGACAAGGACTGCGTGGCCGGGCTGTTCTGGACGAACGGCTGGAGCAACGCGTGGATGTACGACCAATGCGCCGTGAACAACTTGCCGGAATGGCATGTGCCCGGCACATACCAGGTCGGCGGTACCGGGGCGCTGTTCCTGATCAAACGGAAGGTGCTGGAGGCGGGCGTTGACTACTCGCCAATCCCGAACCTGCGGAAAGCCGTGTTCGGAGAAGACAGGTACTTCTGCATCAGGGCAGTGTGCCACGGGTTCGAGATCTGGATCGACAGCCACTGCTACCCGGTACATCTATACAAGGAGCAGGACTACAGAAACTACATGGCGGGAGAGGTGAAACCATGTTTCAGGAAGTGAAAGATACGCTTCCGATCAGCGGCGACGATTATGACGCCCAGATCATTATGGAGATCAAGGCCTGTGCGCTTGACCTGACCACTTCGGCAGAGATCACGCTGCCGGGCACGATCGCGATCACGCGGACACAGAACCAGCAGGGCGTATGGACCATCACGGACACCAGCACCCTGACGGATGAGCTGATCACGACCGCGATCTCCGTATGGTGCAACATGCGGATCGGAAACCCGCCGAACTATGACAACCTGCTGAAGGCTTACGAAAGCCTGAAGGGCCAGCTGCGGCTCAGCAAGTCCTACACACAGTACGGGGAGGCGGAAGAGGCATGAGGATGTTGACCAGCTGCGTGCTGATCGGCTTCAGCCCGGACGCCCATGAGGTCGGCACGGATCCGGTGAGCACAAGGCGCACGGTGAAGTGCCAGGAGCTCAGCCTTACCCAGGCGGAGATCTACCAGGCCGCCGGCACGGGCCTCAATCCTGAGGCGAAGCTGCTGATCCCGTATGACAGGGACTACAAGGGCGAGCGGGCGCTGGAGTACAAGGGCGAACGCTGGACCGTTCTGCGGAGCGATCCGTACAAGGACTGGAACGGCGTGATCCTGACGATCCGGCGGGTGAAAGGCAACAGCAGCGAACCGGCAGACCCGGTCGTACCGCCGGCGCCTGCGCAGGAGGTGGGTTAAATGCCTGAAGAGTATACGGCCTTAGTGACTGCTCTGAAGAACATAACCCAGGGCACAAGCCCGGATCCCGTCGTGAAGCTGCCGATGGCTGAGGATGATTGGAACACACGGCCGGACACCGTGAGCTACGGCACTGTTCGGCTTGACTTCGAGGTCGATGCGCTGAACGGTGACAACCGGAAGGTGGCAGCGGCATATGAGGGCAGTGTGGACCTGTACAGCCTCAACCGTGACGGCGCCGGCTGGATCCCGCTGATTTGCGCCACGCTGACGGAATACTGCGAGAGCGCCTGGAGCCTGAACGCACACATGTATGAACACGACACAGGCCTTTTCCACTGGGAATGGGCCTTCCAGGTGGAGGGGTAACAGATGCCTTTTACGTTCCATGCCGAGGGGATGGATGAGCTGATCCACGCGATGGAGAAGCTCCCAGATAAGGCGCGCAAGATTGCGGCCGAGGGCCTTTATGAAGGTGCCGGTGTAGTTGCTGACCAGGTCAGCGCGGCGGTGCGGGGCATCGCCACAGCGCCGTTCAAGTACGCCAAAGGCGGAAACAAACGGCTGCCATCCCCCGAAGAGAAAGCGATCCTGATGAACGCGCCGCACGGCGTTGCGAAGTTCAAGAACAACGGACTGAGGATCGACACGAGCGTGGGTTACCAGAATTCCGGGTACGCCGCGATCACATGGAACCACGCGAAGACGTCCGCGAGCCGGACGAAGTACAAAATGGGCAGCAAGGGCAAGATGGTCCACGCGAGCCAGGGGTCTGGCCAGAGCATGAAGCCGGTTCCCCTGATCGCAAACTCCATCAACATCGGGACGAGCTTCATGACGAAGCAGCCGTTTCTGCGGAAGGCTTTTTCCAAATCAAAAGGCGCGGCGACCGCGGCCATTGAAGGCGGTATCAAGTCCAGGCTTGACGAGCTCAGCCTGGACTAACTTTTTACAAACGGAGGTAGAGAACTATGGCGAATCCCAATGTGGGTATGATGTATCCTGTCTGGGCCCCGCTGACCAACCACACGGACGGCTCCATGCCGACCTATGGCACCGGCACGGTGATCCAGGAAGCGAGGAACGCGACGGTCACCCGGACCTATAACGACAATCCGCTGTACGGTGACGACCGCATCGTGGACGCGGACAACGGCCTGACCAGCCTGACCATGAGCTTCGAGAGCACCGGCCTGAGTGATGCCGACCGGAAACTCCTCCTGGGTGAGGAAGACTACGGCACCAGCGGCGTGAGCGGCCAGTGGGTATCCGACAATGAAACGCCCTGGGGCGGCTTCGGGTATATCCGGAAGATGCGCTTGAACGGCGTCAAGAGCTTTGAAGCCTGGATCACGCTGAAGATCAAGTTCCAGGAAGAGAGCCAGGCGACCAGCACGAAGGAAGGCTCCATCAGCTGGGGCACGCCCACGCTGAACGGCACTGCCACGGGCCTGTATGTCGACGACACCGACAAACTGCGGTTCCAGCTGCACAAGACCTTCAGCACGATCGCGGATGCGAAGGGCTGGCTGAACACCATGCTGAACGTTCCCACGACCTGATGGGGACACACGGGGGCCCGGAGCGATCCGGGTCCCTGATTTTTCATAACGAAAGGAAGCAGAACAATGGAAGGAAGCAAACTGCCGACAATTAAGATCGGCGGGCGGGAAATACCGCTCTACTATTCAAGCTACGAGATGATCGCGTTCCAGGATGACATCGGGTGTACGGCGTTCCAGCTGAACGACGTGGTGTTCGGCATCAAGCGGGACGATGAGGATGAGGACAGCAAGGTCCGCTTCGATGTGATCACCGACATGGACAAGCTGAAGAAACTGGGCACACTGATCAGGATCCTGGGCAACGCCGGACTGGAACAGGAAGGCAAAGAGCCGGACCTGACGGACAAGTGGGTCCTGAGGAACATCAAGCCGGGGATGATCATGGTATACGTGATCGCCCTGTTAGCGGTGATTACTGAGGGAAACAAGATCGAGAGCACGACACCGGACGAAGAAAAGGGACCGGTGGATGAGGGCCTTGAGGAACAGAACGCAAAAAAACAGCCAGGGAACTGACCTACCTGCGGGTGGTTTCCTATGGTTTGATTGCAGGACTGAGGCGTGAGGAAATCGACCGGATGAGGCCGGGCGAGGTGATCACGCTGTACATGTACCGGAGAGATTACGATCAGCAGACAGCGGTGAGGATGTGAGCAGATGGCAGTCAATGCGAAGCTGGGTGTAGACCTCAGCAGTTTTGAACAGGGTATCCGGACAGGGCAGACAATCCTGAAGAGCCTCAACGCGGAGATGAAGGCCACAGAGGCTGAATTCAAGGCGACCGGCAACGCGGAGAAGCAGCTGTCTGACAAGACGAAGACGCTCAACAGCACGCTGCAGGTCCAGAAGGGCATTGTTGACAATGCAAAGAACGCGCTGAAAGCGATGGACGACGCCGGTGTGAAGCCGACGGACGCGTCCTACCAGAAGCTGTACGCGACCATGATGAACGCGACCGCCGGCATGAATGAGGCACAGGCGCAGCTGAACGCGCTGGGCGAAAGCGCCCAGACCGCCGCGACCGGTGCGGACCAGCTGACGAAGAGCGTGAACGGCATCGGGAAGAAGATCATCCTGGAGCAGGTTCGCACAGGGATCGAAAGCATCACGAACGGCCTGGCGAACGCGGCGAAGAAGGCCGTAGAGCTGGGAAACGCACTGTGGGACAACGTGATGGATTCCGCCCGCCTGTCGGACGACATCCTGACGCAGGCGTCGATCCTGGACATGACGCCGGAGAAATACCAGCAGTACAAGGGCGTTTTCGATACGATCGCGGAGATCACGGTCAAGGACTGGATGAACGCGAAGCGCAAGATCGAGAAGGCCATGACCGACCCGACGAATGACCAGGGGATCGCGCTGAAGGCGCTGGGCTTCGGGACATATGTCGATAAGTACGGCGTGGTCCGGACACGCGAGATCGCGGACAACTGGGAGGACAGCCTGTGGACGCTTGCCGGCGAGCTGCAGAAGCGCGTGGCTAGCGGCGAGATCAGCACGGAGATGGCCGACGTCTACGGCGAGGCGCTGTTCGGGAAGAATTTCTCCACGCTGAAGAACCTGTTCAAACTGGGCCAGGAAGGTTTCAAGGAAGCGCTTGGGAAGCAGTCGGTCATCAGCGACGAGGCGCTGGAAAAGAACGCTGCGCTGAATGACAAGGTTATTGAGCTGAACAAATCATTCGAGGATCTGAAGGCGGAGGTCGTTTCCGGTCTTGCGCCAGCGCTTACAGATGCGGCAACCGCGCTGGACGGGCTGCTGAAAACTGTGCTGGAATATCTGCAGAAGCCTGAAGGCAAAAAGATGCTGGAGGACATCGGCACAGCCGTCAGCGGATTGTTCAACGATCTTGGGAAGATCGATCCGGAGCAGGTCGTCGAGGGGATTACCGGCGTGCTTGGCAGCGTATATGATGCGGTTACATTTATTGTAAACAATAAGGACGATATATTTGAAGCGCTGAAGTGGATCGTCGGCGGATGGGCCGCGCTGACAATAACGGGCGGGATTCTGGATGTGATCAAGGTCGTCGGCGGGCTTGCGGACCTCGCGGGCATTTCAGCCGCCGGCGCAGCTGCTGGCTCGACATGGGCCTCCGCGTTTGCAAGTGCCGCAATGAAGGCCGCGCCGTTCCTGGCGTTCATTTATACTTTGCTCGATCCTTCTGCCGGCAGTGATGAAACCGGAAATAATACGCTGATCGACAGCAGCGGGAAACTGACAAAAGAAGCTAACGAATACGGATTTACGCTGGACAACGACGGGAACCTGGTGATCAACAACCACAAGGTTCCTAAAAAGTATACGAATGAATCTGAAGCGCCGACAATTGACATGAGATGGTCTTCGTGGACAAGCAAGACGAGCTGGCGGAACAGATTTATCGACGCGCTGAATGGGAAACCGACAACTCCGGAGGATGTGCTGGACTGGAGACCGAGCTACATGAGGGACCAGCATCCGCAGGTCCAGGTTGAGCCTGTAGCGCCTGCAGACGCGGAAGAAATCCTGGAAGCCCAGATCGGCACGGTGGAAGTGCCGGCTGCACTGGTATTTTCAGGATACCGCGGCCTGTTCACCGGCGGAGCCGGCGGAGGAGGCGGCGGGAAGTACAGCTATCTGGCGGAGCACGCCAACGGCCTGCCGCTGGTTCCGTATGACGGATACCTGGCGCGGCTCCACAAGGGAGAGCGCGTTGTGCCGGCACGGGAGGTCCAGAGCCGGAGCTACAACAGCAACCTATACGTCGAGAGCATGTACATGAACAACGGCACGGACGCGGCCGGACTGGCGGCGGCGATGGCTGCGGCACAGCGGCGGACGATGAGCGGATTCGGGAGCTGAGGATATGGGTAAAAGCTATTTTATCTGGAATGGTATCGACTGCCGGACGATGGGCATCACGCTGGCGGGGCCGGTGGGCATTGTGCGTCCTGAGGAACGGATTGAACACGTCCAGATCCCCGGCCGGAGCGGCGACCTGACGCTGACGGAAGGCGAAAACATCTATAACAGCTATATCCAGACCGCGACGATCCAGGTCCGCGGTGGCCTGCACGTGCGGGACGTGTGGAAGTGGCTGCGCGGGAGCGGGTACGTCACCTTCAGCGGAGAGCCTGACCGCCGGCAGAAAGCGCGGATCATCGGCGCGATCACGCTGGACAAGCAGAGCCACAACCTGGACTACTGGGTCGGCGAATGTCAGTTTTACTGCCAGCCGCTGAAGGAACTGCTGAACGAGGGCAAGGTCACCGTGACCAGCAGCCCGTCGACCGTTAACAACGCCGGCGACGTGCGCTGCAAACCGCTGTACAAGGTTACGGCGAGCAGCACCGGGTTCACCTTCAAGGCGACCGGGGACGACGCGCCGGCGAGCAACACGATCGCGGTGAGCAGCACGACCAGCAGCCTGGTCTACTGGGTGGACAGTGAGACGATGGAAGTCTGGAACGCTGACAAGACGGTCCTGCTGACGAAGAACAGCAGCGGGCAGTTCCCGGTGCTGGGCCAGGGCGCGAACTCCATCATCGGCGACGGGTGGAGCAGTATCGAGATTGAAAGAAGGGAGCGGTTCCTGTGATCTGTGTATACGACATCGGGAACACGGCCTTTGACAAAAACGGGGACGTCGTGCTGACACCGACCAGCGGCACGGTGAAGAACATCGCCGCGGGCCAGTACGATTTGACGCTTGAGCATCCGATCGACCCTGAAGGGAAATGGACGCACCTGGTGCCGGAGGCAGTGATCCGGGCGCCGATCCCGGCTGAACTGATCGAAAACGCCTTCGCAGGGCTGGAGGCGGACGTATACAAGACGAACGCGAACAACGTGCCGCTGCGGGAGAGCGCCCAGGGGCCGCAGCCGATCGTGTACAGCGGCTGGACGTCCGGCGTGGTGTACAGCGTCGGCGACAAGGTCACGTCGAACAGCAAGAACTACCAGTGCATCCAGTCGCACATGAGCGAATCCGGCAACGCGCCGCCCGGCACGTTCTGGACGCCGATCGCGAACTATACGAGCGGGGCGCCGGTGCTTGTAAACATGAAGACCGGCATGGAGCTGTATTATGTCTCCGGCCCGTCGAGCGGCTGGTACAAGATGAGCACGACCTACGGCCTGGAGGGCTACGTTGAGCAGAGCAAGGTCACCTATGACCGGCACCTGACGCCCAGTGAGACCCACGACCGGCTGATCACGGAGCAGCTGTTCCGGATCAAGAAGGTCACGGTGAACACGAAGCAGATGCGCGTGAGCGTGACCGCGGAGCATGTCAGCTATGACCTGAACGGCGTGCTGATGGAAAACATCAACATCGTGCGGAAACCGCCGGCGCAGAGCCTGTCGCTGATCGAGAACGCGTTCATGATCGACTATCCCGGCTCCATTGCCTCAAACATCACGGAGGCCGGCGACCGGGCATACAGCGCGGATCTGAGCGGGAAAAACGGCATGTATGCGCTGCTGGATCCGGACAAGGGCGTTGTGGCGCAGTTCGAGGCGGCGTTCCGGCGGGATAACTGGGATCTGTTCGTAATGGAAAAGACGAACACGGACCGGGGCTTCCGGATCACATACGGGAACAACCTGCAGGGCGTGAACTGGAATACCAGCAGCGACCAGCTGATCACCCGCGTGGTGCCGGTGGCGAAGGCGGAGGACGGCAGCGACCTGTACCTGGACAACGACGGCGTGGTCTGGGTGGATTCTGACAACATCAATAATTACCCGCGTATCAGGATGGAGCGGATTAAGGTCGACGGCCAGGTCGGCAAGGACGACGGCACGGAGACCGCCACCAACTGGACCGTGGAAACGCTGCGGGCGGAGATGGAGAAGCAGGCGGAGGCCCGCTTCGACACGGACAAAGTTGATCAGCTGCGCCAGGAGATCACGATCGACTTCGTGCGCCTGGGCGACACGGACGAGTACAAAGAGTACAAGGCGCTGCAGGAGGTTCGGCTGTATGACACCGTCATCGCCGTGGATCCGCGGGTGAACATGAGTGTCAGCGTGCAGGTGGTCGAGATCGAATTCGACGTGGTGAAGGAACGGATCACCGCGATGAAACTGAGCAATATTGAAGCCTGGAACATGAAGAACGTCACCGGGTTCAACGTGCTGAACAACAGCATCACGCCGGACAAGCTGACGGACGACGTGTGGAAGAAATTAGACAGTTAAAGGAGATGCGAAAAGATGGCGGAGGTCAATATCAACCTGAAGTGTGACCTGCAGCACGCGGTGAAGGTGCAGTACCTGGACGGAAACCTGTTTAGCCAGGACGCGGCGGCGAACACGATCAATATCGAAGTGACAGACAACGGGGCGCCGGCGACGATCGGCGGCACCGTCAGCGCGAACGTGATCCGCCCGGACGGCGGCACGGTAGCCGTAACAGGCGGAACCATCAGCGGGAACATTGTGTCCATTACGCTGCCGGCTGCGTGCTATGCGCTGGTCGGGATGATCTCCGTGATCGTGAAGCTGACTTCTGACAGCACGGAGACAACCATTGCCGCGCTGACGGCGTATGTCTACCAGAGCAGCACGGACACCGTGGTGGATCCCGGCACGGTCATCAGCTCCATCCAGGATCTGATCGATGCCATCGACACCGCCGTGGCGAGCATCCCGGCGGATTATTCCAGCCTGTGGACTTCCCTGGCCCCGGCGTTCTCCTCCAGCACGGCATACACTGCCGGGCAGTATGTCACCTACAACGGCGGCCTGTACCGCTTCACGAAGGCGCACGCTGCCGGAAGCTGGGCCTCCGGGGACGTTGTTGCGGTTAACCTGGGCGGCGAGCTATCTGATGTAAAGAGCGCATTAGTTAAAGCGTCTGAACCAACAACAAATCTTTGGGAGTGGGGAGATTTTCTCAATTTTACCACACAGGCAGATATTGCAAATATTGACATTCCTGCCGGAACTTACATGATAAGCGCGGTTGTTACTTCAAGCGATACATCAAAAACAGTATCGTCAATGTATCTATATCTTAACGATTCATCTGTGGTTAATGTAGAACTAAACAGAAATTCAAGAGCAGGAAGAGAAGTTACGGTAGCGAGCAAAATAACTGCTATCAGGCTTTATTCGTCAAACAGTTATAGCAACAGCAACGGGAAGACTGCATCATGGGTAGATGTCGGAATATTCCCGGAAGGTACACCTTCATCTTATTACATTCCACCAAGGATTCCGGTTGATTCTTACGCAAGAGTTGACATAGCAGAAAACCGGAAGAAAATAAACGAAATTTACAGCCCTGTAAAAAAAGTGGTTGTAATGAATATTGCTGATCCGTCTGAATATGTTGCAAATCAGATGATAAACCAAAACGGGACGGTTTCAAGAGATCAAAATGACCGTTTCCGCACGGGATTTATTCCGGTTGAGCCGGGAATGATTATATATTGGAATAGTACCTACGTAAGAGTTATTACGGCTTACGATTCCACGAAAACGGTTATCACAGAAAAAGGATATGATTATGCGAATGACGGCGGCAATCACATAAAATCATATACTGTTCCGTCCGGTGTTTCTTATCTGATTATCAGCGTATTGTATGAATGGGTTCCGGGGGGCGGCATGAACTTCTGCGCAGCAATTTATCCTCTTTCATATAATGACGCACTACTTGACCCGAAAAAGTTGGCAGTTTCGGATTTCGTTTACCCGGAAATGTTCGGTGCTATCGGTGACAATGTGACTGATGATACGCAGGCAATACAGGCTGCGATTGATTACGCAGGAACAAACCACAAAGAGCTTGTATTCCTGCAAAAGTCGTACTTCATCACAGATATGCTTGATGCATCTTATAACGGTATGCGGATTCGTGGGAATGGTGCAACAATCAGAATTGCAAACACAACAAACGAAACCGGGTATGAAGATAGTTTAATGACAGCATTCAGCGGGATCATTAAAATACAAGGTTCCCTTGGCGCAACTTATCCCGTTACCGAAGTTACAAGAATTAAAAGCGGTAGTTCAAGCAAAAGGCTTTTTGTGACACTGGAAGATACGACAGGTCTCCAAAGCGGAGATTCGATCCGTCTGGCATTGGGAGGAGGCGTTTACGGTCAGCCTACATCAATCGCAGGGAATCCGGACAAACTATACAAGCCTGGGTCTGATATCATGTGCACTATTGAAAGCATCAGTCCTTCCGGCCCTGTTCTTAAACTGGACTATGATTCACCGTTCGACATGGCAACGGTTGATTTAAGCCTTTCGTTTGTGCAAAAAATAAACCCGATTTCTGACGTTATGATTTCTGATATTATACTTCGGAACGATGCGCCTTATACAAATGAAGACCCTTGGTCACGGGGAGAAAATCTTGAATATCTTATGAGCGGTATTGCGTTACATTGTTGCAAAGATGTCGTAATTACAAAAATCAGATCGTATTTTATGCAACTGCCGACGGTTTCAATGCTATTCACTTACAATGTGATGATAACAAACCTGTGTGTAAATCGTCCACGATATATCGGATCGGGTCAAGGGTACGGAATCCATTCAATGGGTTCAATGGGCGTAACGATCGAACATATCTTCGGTTTGGATGAACGGCACTCCGTGGACTTCTCCTACAGTGCGTTCTGCTGTTGCCGTGATCTGAAATCTTCCATCAGCAGGGAAAGCCTGCTTGGGTTTGACCTTCACGGAATCTGGGAGCATGACATTACTTTCGACAACATGAACGGGAGCGTAAGACTTGGAAATGGAAGTCAGTATTTCCCGTGCATGATTTCAAATGTTTATATTTTGAACAGTACAATTGACCAGGTAAATCTCGATTCATATATCGACAACCTGTATTTTGAAAACTGTGACATTACATTGGACAATGTTACGATAGCAAATGTCATGACATTCAATGACTGTATCATCCGTTTCAACGCAGGGAGCGATTATTCAAGGATTTACCCAGACTATGCAAAATCGCATCGGGAAAATGTCCTGCGCATCAATAATTCTGAAATATTTAATGTTCTGGGGATATACGGAAGAATCCAGCTGAAGGATTTTGACTATGTATACATTACGGGTTGCACATGGAATGGCGTATTTATGCTGAAACCGGAGGCAAACAAGAATGTCATAATCGGGAATTGTGTGCTGAAAAACACGACCATATCTCCGAATGTTACATCCGGAAAAGAAATGAATATCAAGGTGCATGGGTGCGATTTTGTGCTTGACGATGATTATGATACGCTGTTTGAAGACAGTCCTGTTCTGTTTAACCTGTCCAATGTCTACGGTGAAATGATTCTGACCGCTGCGAACAATACGCTTGATTATGATGCGGATCATAATTTTGCATTGTTCAGCAATTCCGATGGGATGACAAAATTCCTTGGATTTGTAAATGGAATAATTAAAAACAACAGGACAGAGTACCAAATTACGAACAACACAACAGATACTCAAGTCAAGCGGTTTGTAACGGACAATGTGATTGAATATTAAAGGAATCATAAGGATACAGGAGGTTTTATGGAAACACCATTTATTAATGATATGTTTTCAATTTTCTACAAAGCGTTTAAGAATATTTGCCCAGATAAACAAGTTCAAATTCAATGGATAAACGATCTTGAACCTTTGGACGGAGAAGAAATATCCGGTGTTACGCATTTTGTAAATGACGGATCGATAGAAATTGAAATCCTTACAAGACAAAGCGTATCAGAAGCAGTAGAAACGCTTATCCATGAACTTGCCCATGTAATTGTTGGCCCGAATAAAGAGCATGGCGAGGAGTTCCATAATGCGTGTGATGCTTTGATTACAGAGTACACGAGAATACTTGATGACGAATTTGGGGATTGTATGACGTTGGAGCTTGGGTCAACGGATGGTATTTAAAGTGACCTTAAACGTTACACCCTGATGTAAGCTTTCGTTGACTAAAGGAATCTTTTGATGGGTTCATACCAACTAACCAGGCCGTCGGGAACATCTCCCGGCGGCCGCTTTCTTTGGAGGTGAGTGGATGACGATCTGGGTTGTGGCCATCATCGGCGTCATCTGCGCGATCGCGCTGATTGCTGAGGCGTGCCTGATCATTCCAGACAAGCTCCCGTGGGGCAGAAAGAAGGAAGACGACGATGATCAAAGCGACGGATCTGATTGGTAAGTTCCAGCAGGCGCTGGACGATCACTGGGGGTATATCTGGGGCACCGCCGGCGTGATGTGGACGCAGGCCCGCCAGGATCAGCTGAACAAGACCACTGACGAGAACAGGGCCCTGAGCCGGAAATACGGCGACAAGTGGATCGGCCACATGGTCGCTGACTGCAGCGGGCTGTTCGTCTGGGCCTTCAAGCAGTACAACCTGCCGATGTCGCACATCAGCAGTAACATTTATATCAGCTACTGCACGTCCAACAAGGGCCAGCTGACGAAGGCCCTGAAGAGTACGATCCGTCCTGGCTCCGCGGTGTTCACCGGTGAGGTTGCCGGCAAGCATCCGCACGTCGGCCTGTTCATCGGGAACAACGAAGTGATCGAGGCAAAGGGTACCATCAACGGCGTGATCAAGAGCAGCCTGACAGACAAGAAGTGGACGTTCTACGGCGAGCTGAAGGAAGTCTCCTACGATGGCGCTGATCCTGTACCGACACCGGAACCGACGCCCGGCTGGCGGCCGACCATCAGGCGCGGGAACAAGGGCGCAGACGTGATCGAATGCCAGACGATGCTCACCCGGCTGGGCTATGACATCGGCAGCTGCGGCATTGACGGGGACTTCGGCAGAGGCACGGAGAAGGCCGTCAAGGAGTTCCAGAGCGACCACAAGCTGGTCGTTGACGGTGTGGTCGGGCCGATGACCTGGGACGCGCTGGACAAGGCGATCGCCGCCCTGGACGAGAAACCTGCAGAGAAACACTACACAGTGATCATCCGGGGCCTCGACAAGGCACAGGCGGAGGCTTTCGCAAACAACTACCCAGGCGCTGAGATTGTGGAGGAGTGATTAACATGGAATTGTATCAGATACTGTCAGTCTGCGGCGTGTCCGGGATCGTCTCCGGCATCGTCGGCGTGCTGATCGCGGTGTTCCTGAAACGTCCGCTTGAAAAGCGGGTCAGCGAGAACGAGGAAGTCAGCGCACGGGTGGAGTCGCAGAATAAGGCGACTATGCTGGGCGTCCAGGCGTTACTGCGTGACAGGCTGCTGCAGGCGTTCAATCACTATCTGGCCCGCGGGTGGATCGGCGCGGATGACCGTGCCAACATCGACAATATGTATGTCCAGTATGAAGCACTGGGTGAGAACAACGTGATCTCTGACATTTATAACCAGGTGCGGGCACTGCCATCCATCCCGCCGGACGCTCAGCCGATGGTCGCCCACGCTATGGCACAATAAAAGGAGGATTATAAGATGATGAGCAATAAGGTATACGACGTCCTGAAGTACATCGCCCTGGTCGTTCTGCCGGCCCTCGGCACTCTCTATTTCGCGCTGTCGAAGATCTGGGGTTTCCCGTATGGCGAGGAGATCGTCGGCACCATCACGGCCGTGGACGCGTTCCTGGGCGCCCTGCTGAAGATCAGCACGGATCAGTACAACAAACAGGAAAAGCAACCGCCTGACGGGGAGTAAAGCAAAGCCCTGGGAGAGATCCCAGGGCGCTTTTTTTATTTATATCGCTATCTTGAAGACGATGACCGGGTATGGTTCGACTGTGACCAGCTGGTTCAAGCCGGACGGTTGCAAGTCGAACCGCGTCAGATCCGGCAGAGCATCAAGCGGAGGCAGGTCCTCCGGCGGTATCTTTTCAACATGTTCCGCTGCGTTGATGACGATCCTGAGCCAGTGCTCGTAGACCGTGATCGAATTGACCAGGGCGCCGATCAGCGCCTTGACGGCCTCCGGATCTGAGCGGTTACCCTTCGCGACCTTGTGCAGCAGGAACATGACGCGATCCTTAGAGATTGTTTTCTGCTCCGTCAGCTGCTGGAAGGTAATATTCTTTTCCAGTTCCTCCTCCTGCCTTGTCAGATCCTTCAGCATGTCGCCGGTGGACGCGGTCCAGATACCCTCGCTGATGGCCTTGTTGATGTTTGCGATCCTGCGCCGGATGTCCTGTAGGGTTGTTTCCATCTGCCGGACAGGTGATGCGTCGCTGCTCGCCTTCAGCGTGTCGACGATCATGTTCCCGAACCGGTCGAGCAGCTCGCCGGCAAGGACTTCGTCAAACAGATAGTCCAGGATCTTTTTCTCAAAGGCATCTTTCCGGACGGTCGGCAGCGTGCAGTAATCTAATCCCCTGCTCCGTTTGGTTCCGCAGATATAATAGTAGAATGATTTGCCGCGACTGTTGCCGGAGTGCCCGCGGACATTCCCGCCGCACAGGCCGCAGGTGCATTTTCCGGACAGGAGGAACACGTCCGGCTTTTTTTCGTAATGCCGGCAGGTTTTCTTCCGGAGCGCCTGGCAGATCTCCCAGGTGTCGCGGTCAATGATCGCCGGCAGGCCTGACGGGACGCTGATCCCATCATAGTGATACGTTCCGATATACGCCTCATTCGTGACCATGTACAGGATCCTGGAGTTCCCGAACGGGATACCATTGGAGGTAAGTATGCCTTCATCCTTCAAAGCGCGTCCTATGGTCGTTGCGGAGTTCCCCTGGGCGTACATGGAGAAGACACGGCGAACCAGCGCGGCTTCAGCTTCGTTGACAGTATAGTGGCCGTCCGGTCCTTTATCATATCCAAACACCTTTATTCCGTTGAAGAGCGCTTTGCCGGCATTATCGTGCTTTCCTCTCCGGATGTTTTCCGACAGGTTCCGGCTGTACCATTCCGCGATCGCTTCCAGCATTCCCTCAGTGAGAGCGCCGGCAGCGCCGTCCGGGATCGGCTCCATCGCGTAGATCACGGAGACGCCGCAGTCAGCGAGCTGCCCTTTGTACATTGCCGACTCCCGGCGGTCACGGCCGAAGCGGTCCACCTTCCAGGCGATCACGGTGTCGAACATACCGGATCCAGCTGCCCGGAGCATAGCCTGGAATTCTTCCCGGCGCTCTGAGTGCGTGAAACCGGACCGTGCATGATCTGCGAATTCATGCACGATCGTGTAGCCTTCGCGTTCCGCATAAGCCCGTATATCCCGCAGCTGCTGCTCTATGGAAACATCACGCTGGCGGGCGGACGAGTAGCGAGCATAGGCCACGGCCGTCTTCGGCGGGCAGGTTGTGAGCTGCTTCTTAGTGGTGGACATGGTGGCCTCCTTAGTTTAATGCGAGTTCATTCATCTTGTCTGTTGTGTCTACATGAACAAATGCCATTGGAAGCGTTTTTGTCATAAACAAAAGCAAATAACCATCATCAGAGATTGTAGCTTTATATGTTTGATCACCGACTTTTATGGTCATGTCATCACGGCTCCCAATCCAAATACCAGTTATTGCTCCGTATGAGAACTGAGGCGTCCCTGTTTTTTTTGGCGTAATAACCTGCGTCATATACACAGATCCGTTATCAAACAAGTACAAATCATAAGCTATTAAAGAATAATCATAAACGTTCTGTATTTTCTCTGGTAGTTTTAGAATGTCAAAATAGCATGACCATTTTCCGAGAATCATATTGTCTTCGTTCTCAGCTGTAGAGAATGAAGGTAATGCAAATAGGACGATCATGACAATAGCGAGAAGTTTCCTCATGTTGATGCCTCCTTACTTCTTTGTTGATTTGTTTAATGACTTCAGCACACCAATGGCTGCATTTCTGGCTTCCGGTGTGGAGACTTCCCAGAGCTTCATCATTGATTTCGTCTGTTGATCTAACTGCTTGACGATAGGCTGCGCAGCTTTCGGCGTGTATTCAAACACTTTCATAGGTTCTTTTATTGTTGCTTTTACCAGTGTGTCTGCAAGTGTTTTCGTATTCCCTTTGATGGTGATATATGGAGTGATCCTTTTGTCTGTAGGCGCCGGCACGAACTCGACAGGGTTCATGTGAAGGACAGCCGCCAGAGCAGCGATTTTGTCCCGCCCCATATTTTTTATCATTCCGCTTTCCCATCTAAGTACTGTTGATTTACCTACACCAACAGCAGACCCAACCTCTTCAAGTGTTAGGCCGAGTTCCTTCCTTCTTTGTGCGATCTTCTTTCCGATGTCGTCTGTGCTCATGTTCTATTCCCTCCTGTGAATCCCATTATAAATCAAGAGTATCATAAAAGCAACAAAAATATAAAAAAGGGGTTGACAAGTTGCGCAACAGCCACTATACTTTGAGTTGCGGATACGGAACATCCACAACATAACAGAAGAAGGAAGGTGGCAAGGTGAACGTTAAGGAACTGAAAGCCCAGATGATCCGAAAAGATAAGACAGTGGATCAGCTGTGTGCAGCGCTCGGAATCAGTAGATCTGCCTGGTTCAGGAAGGTCGGCGGTGAGAGCGAATTCACACAGGGCGAGATCTACGGCCTTAGGCTTGAGCTCGATCTGGACGATCAAATGACAGGCATCATTTTTTTTAACGGACAAGTTTCGTAAAAGCAACAGAAAGGAGGGAAACACATGAACAATATGTTCAAGACCTACACCGTCGGCGAGCTGGTGCCGATTATCGAGCACGCGGCGCTTGACCTGATGGGAGAGCCTATCCTGGGCGGAAAGAAACAGGACGGCACGCTGATGACAGCGGTGGAAGTCGCCCAACAGAACAGCCTAACGGCCATGAACAACGCCGGCATCTGTCTGCTGGCAAGGGTGCTGATCGAGCAGCTGCAGGGCATCGGAGACGATGGCAATGGCTGACTTTGAGATCAGGGCGGAGTTCACAGGCACAGACCCAAATCTAAGGCCGGCGGCAAGTGCATTCGCAAGGTTGATTAAAAGCATAACCAACGCGGACGGCACCTTCACCGACCCGGATCTGGAAGCGGAGTACCAGGAATGGATCAGCAAAAAGAAGCCGCCAGCTGCTGCAACAGCCGACGGCCACGAAAGGGATGACGCATGAAATGAATCATCGGAATAAGTATAGCATATTTGATAAAGAAAAGATAGTGGTCGCGGCCCTGATCGCCATCATACTGATCCTGATCGGGTTCGTTATCGGATCATACTGCAACGGCGAAGAGCAGCTTGCGACCTGCTGGATCATGTGCAAGCCGGGAAGCTACGTCACGATCCGGGAGAAACCGGACAAGGACAGCGCGGAGCACGGCCGGCTCGACAGCGGGGACAGTTTCCAGACGGACGGCGAGACCGTGGACGGATGGGTCACCTGCTGCAGCGGCGAGGGCGGCTGGGTTTACCTGGGCTATGTCGTCACAGAGAAGCCGCAGGTGATCGGCGAGCGGTACATGTGCAACGCGGTGAAGCAAGTTGCCTGCCGGAAGTGGATGGGCGGTCCTCAGGTGGACAAAAAACCCTGGTTGAGGAACGGACAGACCTGTGAGGTGTTCCTGATGGCCGACGGCTGGGCCGTTACGAGCCGCGGGTATATCCGCAGCGAGTGGCTGGAGTTTGATGCCAGATGATGAACGTTTGCCCGATATGCGGGAAGTATCACTGCATCCACTGGCCGGAGCACTGGGTATACCGGCGCGGAGAGACTTACTACTGCAGCGCGATGTGCATGGACGTGGACATCGTGCGGGACATGAACATGCTGAAACAAGTCAGAGAAGACCGCAGGAAGAGAAAGGAAGCAAAGAAGATGTACAACAAAACGAAGAAGGACGGCACGCCGGCGAAGAAGAGCGGGCCGAAGCCGAAGGACGGCATTGCCCAGGTGAAGGTTGACGGAGCGCTCCGGATCGAGACGCCGGAAGCGGACATGATCGAGATCGTGGAGACGCCGGAGAATACCAAACGCGTTATTAAGCGCCGCGGTGATTTCGAGATTTCTGCCATCAGGGATGCGGAGCTGGGCGAATTCTACTACGACATCAAGTACAACTCTATCGACTGGCGGGCGCCTGATGGAACTGAGGTAAGTATCCCTCCGCGGCATTGGAAGCAACTGCATGAGAAGCTGCCTCAGATCCTGCACATCCTGGGGGTACCGGACGATGAGTGAGATCCGCGTGATGCCGCTGCCGAAGGTGACCGGCGTATGGCGGCACGACTGCAGCCGGTACCCGGACGAGATCCGCGTGCCGATGTCTGACGGGAAGGTCGTGAGGTACACGATCAGCGTTGAGATGCCACACCCGTGCTTTGAGGCGGCAATGGACAATCTGAAGAACATGAAAGGAAGCAAATGATATGAAAGCATTATACGAAATCGACCAGGCGATCCTGGAATGCGTCGACCTGGAGACCGGCGAGATCCTGGACTCTGACCGGCTGACCGCCCTGCAGATGGAGCGGGAGCGGAAACTGGAAGGCGTTGCCCTGTGGGTGAAGGACCTGAACTACGAGGCTCAGATGGTTAAGGAAGAGGCCGACAAACTGACCGCCCGGAAGAAGGCGCTGGACAACAAGATCGCGTCCATCAAAAACTGGCTCCTGTGGGCGCTGGACGGCGAGAAGCTGAAGACGCCGCGGTGCAATGTGTACCAGACGCACAGCCAGAAGGTTGTGATCGATGACGAGAAGGCGCTGATCGACATGTTCATGTCGTCGCCTTCCGGCGAGAAGTTCCTGCGGATGAAAGATCCGGAGATCGACAAGAACGCACTGAAGGACAGCATGAAACAGGGGTACGAATATGAGTTCGCGCACCTGGAGACGACGGAAAGCGTGGTGATTAAGTAATGGGTATTCCTGTTCTGATCATCGGCGAGTCTGGCAGCGGCAAGACCTACGCCATTAAGAACCTCGACCCGGAGAAGGTCGGCATCTTCCTGTGCGAGAAGAACAGGCTTCCCTTCAGGAAGCCATTCCCGACATACAAGGTCCGGAACATGATGAAGGAAGAAAACGGCAAACAGATCACCTACCGGCAGAGCGTCGTGATCCAGGGCGTGCTGACGGGACGGAAGGACAAGGACCACAAAAAGATCTACGTGATCGACGACAGCCAGTACATCATGGCGAACGAGTATTTCGATCGTGCCAGCGAGAAGGGCTATGACAAGTTCGTGGACATCGGCGCGAACTTCCGGAACCTGATCCACATGGTGAACAACGACCTGCCGGATGATGTGATCGTGTATTTCCTGCATCACCCGGAGACGGACGGCAACACCGGCCGGGTGAAGGCAAAGACGATCGGCAAGATGCTGGACGAAAAGCTGACGCTGGAGGGCTGCTTCGACATCGTGCTCCATGCCCGGACTGACGGGGCAGAGCACTGGTTCAGCACGCAGAGCGACGGCACGGACACGGCAAAGAGCCCGGAAGAAATGTTCGAGGCGAAGATCCCGAACGACCTGGCATTTGTAGATAAAACCATCAGAGAATATTACGGAATGGAGAGTGTTTGACAATGGCAAAGATCAAAGGATTCAAAAGCGAAGCACCGGCAAAAGGTTTCCCCATGCTGCCGAAGGGCGCGTATGTCGCCGGCATTAAGAACGTGAAGATCGAAGGCGAAGCACCTGATCAGCAGATCGTGCTCCGGGTGGACGTCATCGAAGGCGAGCATACCGGGTATTTCACGAAGCGGTACAACCACGACAAGGACGCCGGCGGAAACTATGAGGCGAAGTACAAGGGCGACTACAAGATCCAGATCCCTGACGGGAACAATGAGCGGCGCCAGCACCCTGAATGGGACCTGAAGAAGCTGAACAACACGGTATGGGCGATCGAGCAGAGCAATCCGGGATTCAAGTGGGACGGCGACACGGACCATGTCGGCCAGTTCAAGGGGAAGACCGTCGGCATCAATATGCAGTACGGCACCTTCAACGGGATCGGGTTTACGAAGATCGGCCAGTTCTGCGTGGCGGAGGACGTCCGGAACGGGCTTGTCCCGCCGATGAAGGATATGCCGGACCGCATGGGCGACGCGCCGGCCTCCGCGTCTGCGCCGGCAGCTGATCCTTCTGGATTCACGCCAGTAGAGATCGATACGGAAGAGCTCCCGTTCTGATGGTCCTGTATGAGGACACCCGCCAGCAGGCATACAAGCATGAGAACATCCGGAAGTACTGCCAGCGGCACGACATCGAGATAATCCGGCAGGCGCTGAATGTGGGCGACTACCAGATCGCCGGCAAGGGCGACAT